AATCTATGTTGGTGGAAAGAGAAAAAGCTCTCGTTAATCAAAAAGAATTTGCTAAAAGAGCATTGGAAGCGGCTATTAATGCCCAAGATGTTGAAAAACAAGTAGCGGCTCAACAAGAAATATCTCGATTAACAATTGAAGATGAACGATTAAAAGTATCAAAAGCTAAAGCTATTCGTCGTAAAACAGAAGTAGAAAACGAAAAACCTGTTGATATGAATCAAGTTATTGATCAACAAGGTCAAAAAGTTCAACCAGAAGCACCAAAAGATCCTAAAGCGGAAGCATGGGCTCATAAAAATGAATGGTTTGGCACAGATAACGCCATGACATACACTGCATATGATATTCATACGGAATTAGTGCAGAATGGGGTTGATCCTAGAGAAGATGAGTATTATAAAGAGATAGATAGACGTATACGAAAAGAGTTTCCTCATAAATTTGAGGAGAAGCCTAAGCCAACTCAAAAAGTAGCTTCGGCAATAAGAACAACGTCCGCTGGACGCCGCACTGTGAGACTCACACCTTCACAAGTCGCTATTGCAAAAAAACTTGGTGTGCCGCTCGAAGAGTACGCGAAACACGTGAAGGAGGCGTAATATGACTGAAATAAGTAAACAAAAAACCTCACGCAAATTAGAAACCCGTGAAATAAAAACTCGTAAAAGAGGTTGGGTTCCACCTTCCAACTTGGAAGCACCAGAACCACCTGAAGGTTTTCACCATCGGTGGGTACGATTTGAATTTAGAGGTACGGCAGATGAAAAAAATGTCACCGCTAGAATTAGATCTGGGTATGAACCTGTGAGAGCAGATGAATATCCCGATAGACTTGATTTACCGTCTATGGCAGATGGTAAGTATAAAGGAATTATCGCTGTTGGTGGCTTAATGTTGATGCGATGTCCGATCGAAGTTAAAGAAGATAGGGATGCCTATTTTAAAGGTTTAACAGAAGATCAGAAAAAATCAGTGGAAAACGATCTTATGAGGGAAGAGCACCCCTCCATGCCAATTTCGCAAGAAAGGCAGTCTCGGGTAGAATTTGGTGGAAACAAAAAATCTTAATGGTTAAGATCTATGTCTCTACCACATTGTCTAAAGGAGACATATTATGGCTAATATAGATGCGAGTTTTGGTCTTCGTCCTTACGAAAAATCAGGCTCCAATTATAATAACCAAGGTGTAAATGCGTATCCGATAAACTTCGATGGGTTAACTACTGGTACTACGTCCTTAATTTGGACGGGGACCCCAGTAATTCCTCTAGCGAGTGGTTTAATAGATGTCGTAGGTGCTGCCGCAGGCGGTACCGTACCTTTGTTAGGTGTCTTTATGGGTTGTCGATATATCGCAACTGATGGAACACCAACTTGGTCAGCTTACTGGCCAGGCTACGCAGCAGTTAAAGCTTCTACGGAAGCTACAGCTTTTGTCGCTGATAATCCACATGCATTATTTGTTATTAATGCAGATGGTGCATTACCCGATAATGCTTTATTTGCGAATGCAAATTTTGCAACAGCAATCACTGGTACAAATAGTACAGGCTATTCACTTGGTGAATTAGCTACAGCTACTATTGCCGCACCAGGAGCAGCGTTGAACTGTAAAATTGTAGGGTTTGATGATCAAGCTTCTACAGCAGATGGATCAGTTGATAAAACTGCCGCAGGTCGATTAGCGATCGTAAAACTTAACGTTCATTATATGGACTCAACATCAGGAATATAGGAGTAAGATATGGCTATTAATAGAGCACAGCTTGCGAAAGAACTAGAACCTGGGTTGAATGCCCTGTTCGGTTTGGAATACGCACGCTACGAAAATGAAGCAGCTCAAATTTTTGAGCAAGAATCAAGTGATAGAGCTTTTGAAGAAGAAGTTATGTTGGTTGGATTCGGACAAGCTAACGTAAAAGCAGAAGGATCAGCAGTAGGTTTCGATACCGCTTCTGAATCTTTCACTGCCAGATACGTTCATGACACAATTGCTTTAGCATTTGCGTTAACTGAAGAAGCAGTCGAAGACAACTTGTATGACAGTTTGTCAGCTCGTTACACGAAAGCCCTAGCAAGATCTATGGCTTACACAAAACAAGTTAGGGGAGCAAATGTATTAAATGATGCATTTACAACTAACGGAGGAGATGGAGTACCATTGATTAATGCTACTCACCCAACTTCTCTTGGCGGTAACTGGTCTAATAGAGCATCTACCGACGCTGACCTTAACGAAACCTCATTGGAACAAGCTATGATTGACATTGCTGGTTTTATCGATGAAAGAGGGTTAAAAATTGCAATGAAAGGGCAGAAGTTAATTCTTCCTGTTAATTCGCAGTTTATAGCTGATAGGATTTTAGAATCTACTCTTAGAGTTGGTACTGCTGACAACGACATCAACGCATTGAAAAATATGGGGATGTTACCTGGTGGTTACACTGTTAACCATTATTTAACTGATACGGACGCTTGGTTTGTAAAAACTGATTGCCCTAACGGATTAAAGCACTTCGTAAGAGCTGCCCTTGCCACTGGCATGGAAGGCGATTTTGATACTGGAAACATGAGATACAAAGCTAGAGAGAGATACAGCTTTGGTTACTCTGATCCAAGAGCGGCTTACGGTTCAAGAGGTAGTTAAGTAAAACTTTTACTGGATCCTCCCAGAGACGAAGAAGGCGGTTGCAAGGCCGCCTTTTTTGTTTTACAATAGAATTTACTCAAGACTTAAACAAGACAACTAAAGGAGGTTGACATGGGTACAACTACTTTTTCTGGTCCTATAAAGGCTGGAACAATTAAATATACTACAGGTACTACAGTTGGTACTGATATGAAAAACACTGGGCAAGTTGTAATGGCACAAACACACGCTATTGACTTATCTGGGGGAGCACTAGCAGCAGTAGCGACTGATGTTATTATTCCTGCGAATTCACAATTAATAGATATTGTTTTTGATAGTATAACAGCATCATCTGGTGCTACTAATATTAGCATTGGTAAAGTTGGTGGATTAGCCACTGCATATGTTAATGTTTTCGCTATTGGAACAACTGTGGGACTTAAACGTCCAACTACTGAAGCTGGTGGAGCACTAGCATGGGAAGATGTTGGAACCACTGATGTAAGACTTAACGTTACTAACTCAGCGGCTACAAGTTCAGGTGAATGTAGATTTACTATTCTATATCAACAAAATATTAATCTAAGTTAGATTAATTTAATTTGAGTGGGGTAGTACACCCCACTCGTTTAATAGGAGAAAATATGTACGGTACAAAAAGTAAAACATTAACATCAAGTGGAGCTGTGACCACTAAAGTTACTCAAGCAGCAACGGGAAATAGTCCTCAAAGAATATATGCAGCACCTGCGCGCGTGGCATCAATTCATGCTGTGTGTGGGGCGAGTGCGGGTTCTATTATCCTAAAGGATAATGGCACGGGTGGAACAGCATTAACAGAAATAGCTACACCAGGATCAGCTACAGCAACTGTAAGTGTGGATTTTGCCGATATGGGGCTAAGATTTCCGACGGACTGCTTTGCTACACTTAGTAATGTTACATCGGTTACTGTTCTATACGCCTAGAGGCATATTGTTCAGTTTGGCAATAATTTCAGCCATGAATATTATGGGTTGCACGATGTATGAGGGCTTATCTATGAAACCACATAAAACTAGTGTAACAACAACCTATGGACAAGACGAGACTGATAAGGCTAATGACAGTAAGGATCAGACAAAGGATTCTATGAAAATAACCGTGAAACAGGAGTTTATATGGGAGGAGTAAAATTATCCTTCGCCGTTGTGGCCTTTGTGCTGATTCAGGGCGTGGCAGTCATATGGTACGTGAGCAAACTGGATTCTCGGGTGGACCAGATGTACAAAAGCTTCGAGGAAGAGAACAAGAAGGAAGTGATTGAAAATCAGGTCAAAATGAAAATTGATCTGGAAAATTTAATCGCCGATGTTAATGAACTGCAAAAAGAAATGAAACAAATGAACAAGAAAGACAAAGAAATAGTAAAGCAGAACCGCTCTATAGAGCAACAGCACAAGGATCTTTTCCAGATGTTGCAAGGATCTAATGACATGATCCAGCAGAATCAAACTAAGGGCGGATCATATAGTTACGGAGACTAAATGACTGACAGGATGGATGTATCTTCTTCGACTGCTATTTCTATGCCTATGCGTAACCTTTTATCAATACTCGCAGCAGTCGGAATTGGAGTCTACGCCTTTTTCGGAATACAAGAAAGGCTTAACAATGTTGAGACGAGAAGCAC